GGTGCCCGTCAAAGAATAAAAAAGGGCTTCAAGCGTATCAAAGGTTTGGAAGACGCCGAGATGGTTAACATACAAGACCTAAATGTTAACCACGGGCTACTCGCAACACAAGATATGCTTTGGCATGAAGCTATGGACCGTCTGCCAGAAAAAGACAGGGCGTATATAATCGCTCTGCTTCGACGCGGAGAACGATTTAACGGAACGCCCCGTATCATAGTGTCCACGATCCACGGCACCAAAGGCGGAGAGGCCGACAACGTTGTAGTGTTCTCGGACATTAGCGCAGCGGCTCAACAAGATATGACCGAAAGACCCGACGATATGCACCGCGTGTTCTACGTTGCCGTCACGCGGACCCGAGAGCGTTTATTTATTATCGAAGGTGAAAACTTAAACAGGAGTTATGACATATGAACTGTTGGCACTGTGGGACAGAATTAATCTGGGGCGGGGATCACGATTGTGAGGACAACGAAGAGTACGTCATGGAAACCAACCTGTCGTGCCCAGAATGTCAAGCTCTTGTGCTAGTTTATTTGCCCAATACAGAAAATGGGGGAGTTTCCCCCGATGGAAAGGTTTACGAATGAGCGAAGATGAATTTTTTAAAATGTTAAACGAAAGCCGTCTAGGAAGAAGGTGGTTAAAATGGCACCATTTAAACCCTGAGTTTTACAGACTGTTTGAAAGATACACCCTTCAGGCCATTTCTAAGGGGCACTTAAAATTAAGCGGGTGGTTAATTGCTAACCGAGTACGATGGGAAAGCTCTATTGTGACAAAAGGGGATGATTACAAAATATCCAATGACTTTATCGCCCTGTTTACACGGCTGTTTATGATAAACAACCCGCAATATATTGGGTTTTTTAAAACGAAACAAATGAAAAGATTAGTCCGCGAACCCGCGTTGTTTCGCACAGCGGCTTTGGGTGACTTGTTTGAGGGAGAAAAGTCAACGTGAAAAAAGAAGAAATACTAAAAAAAAGTGCAGAGTTAGTGACAGGCAACCGTGCAAAAGACTACGGTGACGCGCTCGAAAACTTTGACCGTATCGCCACAGGGTGGAACGTAATTCTAAACGGGGCAATAGCCTCGCATGGATACCTGACCGCGCAGCACGTTGCGCTTATGATGGATTGGGTTAAAACAGCAAGACTACTAAACACCCTAGACCATGAAGACTCATGGATCGACAAGTGCGGATACAGCGCAATCGGTGGGTCTTTTTCGGGAGAAAAAAGTGAGTAATCTAACAGTAGGCAGCGCGTCCCTTTTATCCGAATGGGTGCCTCCACACGAACTGCCAGACCTAACACACGCCAAAACAATCGCTATCGACGTGGAAACCAAAGACCCCAATCTTAAAAAGATGGGCCCCGGATGGGCTAGAGGTGACGGCGAAGTGGTGGGATACGCCGTGGCAACTACAGATTGGGCCGGATACATCCCCATCAGGCACCAAGGCGGCGGTAACCTAGACGAAAAGCAAGTTAACAAGTGGCTCAAAAAGATATTCAACTGCCCCGCAGATAAAGTCATGCACAACGCTCAGTATGACCTCGGCTGGATCAAGCGCATGGGCTTTGATGTAAAGGGCCGTGTGATCGACACGATGGTTGTGGCGTCCCTGCTTGATGAAAACCGTAGAAGCTTCAGTCTCAACAACCTCTGCTACGAACTACTGGGCATAGCCAAGTCAGAAAAATTATTAAACGCCGCCGCGGTGGAGTTTGGGTTCGATGCCAAAGCAGAAATGTGGAAGATGCCCGCAATGTTTGTCGGGCCTTACGCACAGAACGATGCAGAGATTACGCTTAAACTGTGGGACTACCTGTCTGTACAGATCAAACAGGAAAACCTTGAGGCCGTTACAGAACTCGAACTGGACCTTCTGCCCTGCCTTGTAGACATGACATGGCGCGGCATCCGCGTTGATATGGACAAAGCCGAAATAACGCGGAACGCAATCCTAAAGCGTGAGAAAGAAGTTCACAAAGAAATAAAACGTATCTCCGGCTGCGACATAGAAATCTGGGCCGCGGCGTCCATTGCCAAAGCCTTCGATAAAATGGGCATAGAATACTTTAAAACAGAAAAAGGCTCTCCGTCCTTCACCAAGAAGTTCCTGTCAGAACATCCCGATAAGTTACCTAAACTGATCGTAGAAGCGCGAAACCTCAACAAAACGTCAGGCACGTTCATTAACAACATCCTGACCTTCTGTAACTCAGATGGACGTATCCATAGCCACATAAACCAAATCAGATCAGATGACGGCGGTACAGTGTCTGGGCGGTTCTCCATGAATAACCCAAACCTACAACAAATCCCCGCCCGTGACCCCGAGATAGGACCGATGATCCGGTCCCTGTTCCTGCCAGAAGAAGGAGAACAATGGGCCGCTATAGATTACTCCCAACAAGAACCGCGCATCTTGGTTCACTACGCACACGTATTTGGTAAGAGCCAGAACAGAGTGCTAGGGGGCGTCACAGAGTTTATACAAAGCTACAATGACGATCCGCGGACCGACTTCCATACGATGGTGGCAGAAATGGCGGGCATCCCGCGTAAACAAGCGAAGACCGTGAACCTCGGTATTATGTACGGCATGGGCGTGGGTAAGCTGGCGATTGAGCTTGATCTGCCCGAGGAACAGGCCAGAAGCCTAATCAACCAGTACCATGAGCGGGTGCCGTTTGTAAAAGAACTGATGAAGGGCGTGCAAAGTCACCTTAGTCAGAAAGGAAGCCGAGGCCATGTGCGTTCCCTACTGGGCCGGAAGTGTCGGTTTGAGTTGTGGGAACCAAAGCAGTTTGGAATGTTTAAAGCACTGCCGTTTGAGCAAGCCGTACTAGAACACGGCAAGCACACTCCGCTGGTCCGAGCGTACACCTACAAAGCACTCAACAGGCTGATCCAAGCGTCCGCCGCGGACATGACCAAAAAAGCTATGGTCGATCTGTACCGAGAAGGCTATCTGCCCATGCTGCAAATACACGACGAACTGGCTATGTCAGTAACGTCCAGAGAAGAGGCAGAAAAGGTTGCATTAATCATGCAAAATGCTGTACCATTGGAGTTGCCAAGCCTTTGTGACGTTGAGTTGGGTCCGTCATGGGGCGAAGCGGTATAGTCTGCTCTTCAACTCCCCCGCTTTGGTTCAGCAAGGCGGGGGTTTTTTGTTGTGTATCAAGTGTTTATCCTATATAGTCCCAGAAACTCGCACAAAGGCGCATAAGATGGATACTACAAAATGGAAATCAGTCCTCGTTCCGGTCGAAGTTTACCGCGAATTAAAGATTTTATCGGCTATCGAAGGCCGCACAATCAGCGGACAACTACGCTTCATGTTTGACCAATACAGCAAACTGAAGTCTGTTCGAAATAAGCTGAAGCAACACTACGAAGAAGCTTGACCACTCCCATATTATCGCGTATGTAATAAGTATCTCCTCATGAGATATTAATATGTTTGTTCTCCAATAAACATGGAACCCTCACCGAAATACCCGCGGTGAGGGTTTTTTCTTGTCCAATTAATCACGCTAACGACGTTAGCGTGACGGATTTAAATCAGCATTTTAATCCGTTTTAAAAACCTAAGACTAAGGGTCTATTCAAGTATTTATTATTTGTACTTGACTATCTCGTATAGTTGGTTTATCTTAGCTTTACTCAACCAAAGGAGAACAAACATGCTTGAGTCACGCTTTCTTGATAAAGCAGCCGCAACAGAACTGCTTAGTAATAACTGGCATAAAAACCGTAAAATCCACAGAGGTGTTAAAGATCAACACGTTAAAGACCTCGCAGCGAAGATTACACAAGGTCGTTGGGTTGTAGACGCAATGGAAACGCCTATTCTAATTGATACAGACGGTATTTTATATAATGGTCAAAATAGATGTATGGCTGTAATTCTCGCTGACCAAGGTGTATTGGTGCAGTGCCGTATAGAGTCGCCGGAAGAGTGCCAAAGACTGTACGCGTCTCTGGACCTCGGCAAAGCCAGAACAATCGCAGACATTACAGGATTAAACCAAAGCAACATAGTGCAGCCCATACTCTACCTTATGCGCTGCGCGGGCCTTGATGGGCGGCTCAAAGATGAAGCCGCCGTATCGCGGATCGCGGATACTTATATCGGGGACATTCTGCGCCACTTCGATCAGAACACCCGTTGGGTAAAAAACAATCGGTGCTTTAATTCGGTTCAATTTAAGGCCGCAATGGCGTACTGTGTTCACAGGCGGGTATTGCCCGATTACGAAGCTGTCTCGGTGCTTGAAATGTTGCAGAATAACAAAGATTACCATTGGCCTTCTATGTATTTAAATTACCGCGAACAAATTATGTTTCCAAACGGTAAGCTGAACACTGGCGGTAAAAACGTAGCCAACGATAAGTTCTGCCGAGGCGTCTATCTGTTAGAGCGCCGCATGAAACATCAGAGCAAAATTCAAATATCCAGCGGCTTTCTGGATGACCTTGCTTCAAACGTGCGCCGCGTGATCCGCGAGGCTGCTGCCGAATGAGTTATAAGATAGAAAAAAACATCCCCCTTCCCGCGTCACAGCGGAAAGGGAAGTTCGCCATCCTAGAGGATTTGGAAGTTGGCGACAGCTTCCACGTTGCAGATGTTACCGCGCCAGCGGGTATCTATTCAAAAGCAGAAAGCCTCGGAATTAAAGTAACCGTAAGAAGCATCCTACATCATAGCGGCGGCTTCAGAGTTTGGAGAATCGAATGAGCGACAAAGCTTGGCATATCAGCTACCTGTCCGCTATCATCGGACCGTGCGCCGCAACCACAGATGACGGTTGTATGGCGTGGGAAGACGCAGAAAAAAGTGACTTTGTTATGCGCCTACTTGACAGGGATAATGACGCCAAAAACCTCCTACTCGTCATTCAACCAGAACTGAATGAGTTGGCGATTTACACCCTGACAGGATACTGCGTGGCAAACGATCTGCCGTACATGATTAAAGATTGGGATACCCTGTCCGCAGAAGGGCAAAAAGAATCCCAGAAAACTAGACACTGATGACAAAGTGGGAGTTCAACATGATCCACCGCGACGAGTACGAACGCGTCTGCGAAGAAAACAGAAAGTTGCGAGACTTGGTTAAAGCCAAGTCTCCAATGGCTATGATGCAAATGCTTAAAAGGTTTCTGGGAGGGAACTATGACCGCACTGGAACAGTGGAAGACCCTAGCGAAAATAGAGAACGCCAAGATGCTGGAACCCTACGAGGGCCAAAAACCTAACTACGGTATCGTCAAAAATAAAATCAAAGGCGGCGGACCGCGGCTCTCGGAAATTAACCGCTCACTCGCCGCACAAAAACTTCTGGAATTGTCCCAAAAAGGTTATACTCTGGAAGAAGCCGCCGCCGAAACAAACTCCCCAATAGAGAAAGTTCTAGGCCGCGCCAGACGCTATCAAATCACGTTTAAAGGGCAAGAGGAGCTTTTATGAGTAATCACCTATCAGAAGTGGCAGAGGGCATCATAGAGGCTTGCCCAACACAGCTTAACCCCGATGAAATGTCTACCCTAATTGCGTACATGATCTGGTCATATGGAATGCAAAGCGATTGGGACGATATGCTGCCCAAAATAGTGCGCTGCATAAATCTGGATGATGGACACGCCCGTATCGTCAGAGTGGCTAACAGAGACGCTATCAAGTTTCTGGATAAAGTAAGGGAGGATGTTAGCAATGCCAGACGCAGTTAAACTGTTCTCCGAAATAGATCAGCAGTTCCTAGAACTGGAACAACAGTTCGAGATAATCAAAAAACAACGGGAAGAAATAGAACTATGCAAGAAGAAGACATTCAACGCATCCAAAGAGACCTCAACCCCGCACAACACGCCGAATTAAAATTTCTCCGACAAGAAGTCGATAGATGCCAAGACGCGCGGTTTGCTAAAGAACCACTGCCCAACGCCAACCAAAACTACTGGACCGCCGCAGAAGAACTGGACAGATACGTCAGGAGCCTTCGTAATGATGGATACTGGATTTAAAACCATAATCGAAGTGATGAAACAAGGGTCGTGGCTCACGGACCTCGAAGTGGCAGAGCGGGCCAAAATGAAACTAGATGCCGCGCTCTACTACCTTAGACGATTAAGGCGCTTGGGTCTGGTGATAAGCGAATGGGTTCACGGACAACGGGTCTGGGGTGTTCTTAACTGCACTTGACTTTCTTCTATACTTGGGGTATTCTGTAAAAGTAACCCCAATGGAGAACAGATATGAAACTAACAGACCTCGAAATAGAAATGCTGCTTGAAGCATACTTCATCTTTTCAGACGTATCAAACAACCCCGATATAAGAACTGAAATCTATACCGAAAACCAACAAGACGCCGCCGTCAGTGCCATGAATAAACTCTACGAAGAAAAATCGCAGAGACGGATAGATAACAATCATATAACGCGCCATGTCTATGTCATTAATGCGGACTAAACCCAAACACATCGAAGACGCTCTGCTCCAAGCGGAGCGTCACCTCGACGATTGCTGGTTCGAAGATCGCGGATCACGGGCCATCCAAAAAGCAACAGAAACACTAAACAGCATCAAAGCAGCTATAGCCGTGGGAGAAGAATATGAACCAGACTTCTAGGCCGTGGACAATCCAATGCTTCCACGGAACCGCTTACGTCGATTACTGTATGCACCGACACGACTTTCACGACGTGATGCTGAGTTATGAATACGACACAAAAGAATGGTATTCGCGGACGCGGACCTCTCTCGTAACAATAGAAAAAGACACTCCGTTTAATGACGGCAAAGAGTTGTCTAAAGATATGACAAAAAAACTAAGAGCAATTATGGAGAACTATTATGAAAGCCCGAATAAAAATCACACAACGAATGCTCAACAAAAGCATCATCGACGCCAATAAAAGCGTCGTAAAATTCTTTCGGGAATGCCTACCCGAACTGGGATACGACTTCATAGGAAACGGGGCCAAAAATGTTATACTGGCGCACTACGACGATGGTCACGAATATACACCAACACAAATAAGATTGTACCGCCGACCGCGGGGCGATAAACTCCTGTCCGTCGAAGGGCTGACAAGACGCGCCAAAGCAGGTGACGTTATGACGTTTCAGTTCGAAACAGCCGTGCAAAGACATTGGGCGAACAGAACGGGCACATTCCACCCCAGAATAATCATCCGGCTCGAACTGGGTGAACCACCAAAAGAAATCAATCTAATCGAATAGGGCGGGTTTAGGGGTTTTAACCCGCCTTTGCGCAGGGAGCGGTCGCTTAACACTCTCACGCGGTAGGCCATTTTGACATAGTAGTGGCAGGATCGCGGATCAGGCTCTCGTCTTAATTTAGGCGGGAGCCTGTATCGTTTGTAACGCCTATACTATACCCTCCCAGAAAAATGAAAAAAACAACAACAAAA